TCGTTCATCCACTGGGGGTACGCTTGGTCTAGGGCTTCGCGGTTAGTCTCGATCACTCCGTTGCCGTCCTTGACAGAGTAGATTTCGATCAGGCGGATAGAGTCAGTAGGGGCCGACTGCACCACTGAGTTCGCCGTACAGGTGATCTCACCGATGTAAGCAAAGAGGTCAGGACGCAGCACAGCAATACGCTTCAAGGCTTGGTTTGCAAAGCCCAGCAGCACAGCATCGCTATAGCGTTGAGGCGCAGTCGTATCTTGTAGGATGCGCCGAACCTCAGTGATTACATCGTTAAGAATCATTTACGGTAAATCCTTTGATGCTTCTTCAGCCAATTCTACAGGGGTAGTGTCCGGTTCAACAGGAATTTCTGTGGTTAGGTCAAGCTGCGCTTTGCGCTTAGCCTGCTTCTTAGGCTTAAAACGCTCCGGAAACGCTTGCTCCTCGGTCACTTCTTCACATGCTGGGTTCTTCGCCAGAATCTCGTTCCAGCCGTAGATAGTCCCATCCTCTTTATTTCGTAGCCATTTCTGTGCCATTACTTCTTTCTCCTCAACGGTTTAACCCTTTTGGCATCGCCAGCGGGTTGTCCGAGCTTCTGCTTCTGGGACACTCGGCTTCGCTTCTCCGCCGCCGTCATCTCAGACGCAGTCTTGGGTGTCTCCTTAGAAACACGCTTACTTGGTCTACAGTAAGGAGTACCACGTTTCTCACCCTCTTGCCTACCACAAGGTTTACCGGTGCGAACGTCGACCCACTTTTCCTTGAACCAACGCTTTAGGTCAGCCCCTTCCTTACTTTTTCTTACTGCCACTTTTAGAGTCCTTCTTCTTAGAGTTACCCCAATTAGCGGCTCCTACCTTACGGCATTTCGCCAAAGCGCCGGATGCGTAAGCAGACGGCCAGACGCGGTACGCCTTTTTAACTTTGTCGTAGCAAGCGTCTTTTTTCGTAGCCATTACCACTTCACCTTATCTGCCCAGTACGCAGCTGACATCTTACCCTTTTTAATGTTCTTGCTGTGACGGGCTTTGAACGACGCACGCTTCTTCTTCATTGCGTCCGACTCGCCAGCTTTAGGCTTGCCTGCGGTCTTCGCGCCCTGCTCGCCAAAGCGAATAATCTTTTCTTTACCGTTAGCGCACGCCTTTACGATGTGCGACTTCTTCGGGTGGTCCGGTGTACGCTTCGGCTTGTTACAAGCCATTTTGGATTTGTCAGCTTTAGCGGCCATCACACTTCCTCGAAAAATACAGTTAGTGTCGTACCTGCTGGTACAGTCACATATATACCCTGTGTAAACAATACACCGGGTTCAGGAATAGGTAAAACATCAGTTTGCTTGCCGTACACCTCGTACCGGTACGGTGTGAGGCCACCGACAGAACTGGTCTTTGAATTGTAGAACTCGTAAGTCGAGTCACTTGAGACTGGGTGGAACACCACAACCTGCTTGATATAAGCACGCTTATCAGTAACGACACCGTCCGCTGTCAACTGAACTGCTTGGACTCCATGATCGACGGTACTCATAAACGCGCTCCTCTTGGTAGAAGGGGGGTCACTAGGACCCCCCTGCCATCATTACAAAGTAACGATTGCTGTTGCCAGAGCCTCAGGCTTAACCACCTTGTAGCCATACACTTGCAGGCCACGGATGATGTTACCGAAGGTTGTCTCTGAACGGATGGTTTCCATATTCGTCATCTGAGATGCGAAAGTCAGACCCATCTTGTGACCAGCGATTACGCTGAACTCAGAACCAGACTTGTTCAGGTTGTGAGAAACGTAAACAGTAAAGCGGTCGATCATACCGAGACGGCCATTGCGCAGAGGCGAAGAACCGTCACCAGTGATAGACGCATCTTTCAGGTCAGACTGCTTAATCATACCGGCCATTTTGGCAGGGATGACCAAGAAGCGGTCACCTTCAGGTGCATTTGCTTCGTCAAGCACTGTGCCCATGTCAACGATAGTGTCGATGACGTTAGACTTAGTCAGTGCAAGAGGAGTACCAGTAACACCAAGGTTGATGTCACCAGAGATGCGACCTGCGGTTGCGCCCTTGTTAGTAGCAGCAACGCCGGGGAGGATGTCAGTCAACACGCGCTGGTCGATCTTGATCTTCATACGCTCGGAAGCGTCCTTAGACCAAGTATCCATCAGGTTGATGTCTGCCTGAATCTGATCCACGTCGTCTTCAACAGCAGCGAAGTATTCGCCTTTGTCGATTACGAGTTGCAACTTTGCCTTGTCCGGATTTTCTACGGTCAAGGTCATGCCTTTCTCGTAGTCGCGGATGGTCAGTTCTGGAGTGGTACGGATGTTGACGGTGTCGCCGTACTGACGAATTTCACCTTCATAGTCCGTGTTAGCAATAGCTGCCAGAACGGTTGCATCGTAGAAGTTTTCGATGAGTTTGCCCGACCAAATCTCGGGAATGAAGTTGCCGGTGTAGTCTACAGAGCGGCCTGATACGACTGGAAATGCCATGATTTAGCTCCTTGTTTAAGCAGTGACAATGCGACCTTCCCGCTGTGCGGCGAAGATGTCGCGTTCTATTCGGCCACGCTCAGTTTCACGACCTTTGAACTTACCCATCCGAACATCATTAAAGAACTTCTTAATGTCGTCGGTTGTGTAGGTTTGGCCTTCACTTGGCATTGCTGATGGGCTAGAGCGTCCCCGCCCCGGTGCCACCTGCTTCTCCAACTGTGAAGCCTGAGCCTTCCGATTGGTTTGAGCAACTGACCTACCACTTGCCTGCTCCCAAGCACTAAAGAAACTAGCTACGCGATTTACGTCGAGGTTTGCCTGAGCGTCCTCTAAGTAAGTCTGACGGCTGATTCCCGTTAGCGGGTCTACCTCCAACAACCAAGACTGGAAGTCTGTGTCGTCGTTAATATCCTGCCAGTTAGGAACCTTACTGGAGAGAGTCCCCCAAAACGCCTGCTCGGTGCTTGCTGCCTGCTTCTGCGATAACTGATGTACCTGAGGTACTACGCTAGCCTGCAACTGCCGTAGTTGCGCTTCCAGCTGGGCTACTCGGTGGTTTGCTTGTGAAACCTCCTCGCGTGCTGCTCGACGCATAACGTCAATCGAATCTCCATACTCCTCTAGGTCTTTGTCGGTAATCAAAGGATTATTCGACGCGGGCGCTTGAGGCGCTGGTTGGTTCGACAACTGCGACAACAGCTGTTCCAACTGTGAAACTCGGGAAGACAAATCACGATTCTGCGCGTTTAAGCGCGGAACGTCTTTGTTGTACATCCCTTGCAGTGTTTTGTATTTCTGCCTCCAAGATTCTTCATCTTGAGTGTCTACCTGTCCTTGCTCCTCGGTAGTAGACTGAGGTGCTTGTTCATCTACACTGTTGGCCGCAGTTTCCTCTACGCGGTCCTCACCCTGCCCCTCAGGAGCCTCGACCTCAGGGGCCTGTGCTTCCTCAGTTACAGAGTTGAGTTCCTTGTACAGTTCCTGTACCGCCTCAGACTGTTTACGAACTTGCGCTGGTATTGCCATGTTGAACGCTCCTATCGGTGTGCGTGATTACAAGCAGCTGTCATTTTGACTTTGCCGCGATTTCGGGGGACTCGCTAATGAGCTTAGAAAGCTCTGTAAGAACCTGACACCGTCCCTGTGCAAGTGTCACGTTCTGTGCGACGCTAGGTAGCTGCTCCAACTCGTGCATACGCCATTCCTGCAACCACTCAGTGATTACTGGATATTGGCGTACCGACGTTGCCAGAGCCTTAATAACTTCAGGAGAAGGCCGAATCATCACGCCCTCCCTGTGTCGCGGTTACTAACGATGTTGCCATCCATCCCACCTTTAGGTGATCCGTCGGGTTGAGTCGGTGTACCGCCCGCACCAGCTTGTTCGGCTTTCATTGCCTCAAGCTGCATACGCGCCGATATACGCGTCTGGTAACCTTCCTTCTCCCTAGATGGAACGATGTCATCCACCGGCATTTGCAACCCTTTAGCCACTTCACGAAGAATCGCTGCACGGCCTTCCTTACCAACGATCTCCATGTCGATCTGATTGGCGGTTGCGTTAAGAAACTCAAGGCGGCGCATGTTGACTGTCTCTTTAACAGCCAAGTTAACTGCACCTTTAGCCATAATATCTACGTCACCCTTGATGCTCTCGTCCTCGTCGTAACGCATGTTGTAGACGAACTGACGGTGTACCACGGGTTTGATAACGTCACTGTCGATGTGCATGACGACTTGGCGGATACCTTTACCCGCAGCGCCCATAAGCATCGACAAACCAGAAGAAGTGCGACCAGCGCCCTGAACGTTTAAGTCGCCGTATACATAAGACGGGATACCAGAGTGGTCGTCGGCCATCTTACTAAAACGATCATACACACCTAGGAGTGTGTTGGCGTTGTCGTCAGGTTGCGTAAAACGCACAGCTGGCGCACTGGAACCTAGCGGGTCGTTAGTGACCTGCCAAATTTTCCAAGGATGGAGTTGCGTAATGTCTTCGTTCGGCGGGATGCGCTCAAGATTAACCTCCACTTGAGGACCGCTAGAGATGCCCATGTTATTAACCAGCGCACGCGCAGCTGCATTACAAACGCCCTGTATATCCTCGATGATTTCCGGGATACCGCTACCCCAGAACGAACCGGGACGCTTGATAAACGAAGTCTTCGCGTATGGCTTCTCACCCAGCGGGTCATAGTTGAGGACAGCTTTGATAACGTAGTTACCAACGAGCCAAACATTTGCATCGTACTCACGAGCTTGGTCTTCAATTTCTTCTTCATCTACGCCCCACTCTACAAGCATACGGCCTGTAACCTTGCCCCAGAACTCCAGTGCGTCGAACACTTCAGTCGGGCGGTTGTAGGACTGGAACTTGCGCTCCTGCTCATCCTTGGCCAACTCTACATCTTCGCTAATCCAAGAAGTACCGTTGCCGATCTCTAGGACTTTGCGGATTGCAGCGTCGTCATACCCCGGAACACCGATCAAATCGGCTAGCTCCGTACGGCTCAGCGGGTGATGCTCGAAGATGTAGCCATCGTCGATGTTAGTAATCCCCGGCTCAGGATAGATACGGAACGGGTCAACGCGCTCAAACTCAGGTGCGATAACCTCATCCGCCTGTACAGTAGTACGGCCATCGGCCCCGCGCACATACGCCAGCTTACGCTGACGACGTACCACCGGCCCCTTGAGGAACGCGCATGGGTACGTCACTAGGTCAGTGATAAAGTCGTTAAACGACTCAGCCCAGCCGCCTTGGGCGAACTGGTCACTGATCTTGATCTTCATCTTCTTAGCGCGGGTATCTGCCTCTTGCAGCAGCTTAAACCGGTAGTCTTGGGCCAGCATCTCGCGCATTTCCGCCATTTCATTAGGCGTAGGCGCACGACCGCCAGCTTCAATCATCTCACCGACGCGCTCAGCAAACAGCATCTGCACTTCGGCGGTCTGCTCACGAGACAAGTCAGGGATTGGTGTAGGCTCAATATCCCAAGGTGGGGTACCAGAATCCAGCAAGATGTCGCGCAGCCAGCTCTCCGCAGCACGACACTTGACCTCAGTAATCATCATGTAGATGTCTGAGCCGCCCTGCTCGTGAATCTGGCGTAGCTTATCTGCTTCGTATTCACCGTTGCGCTGGCGCAAAGCACGCAGCATGATGTTCTCAATAGGCTTCTTGGACTGACGCGCAGCGTCCCAACAAGCCCGTAGATGCGCCGCAAGGCCAAGAATAACGCGGTCATTCTGACGCGCCGCGAGTTCTTTCTCGACCAGCTCTTTCTCTCGACGTACGAGAGTTGCGTTATCTACGACTTGCAGCATTACTTAAACCCCTCATCTTCCGATGTGGTCGCGTTTCTAAATGTGTTGACGCGGAATATATCACCCTTTGCGGCCCCGGGAGTCATGCCGACATTAAAAGAGCCAGTTGTTGTGGCGTCTTTGATCGTCTGCCGCTCGACCGAGTCAGGCGCAAATGTAGGCGCGACATCAGTTGCTTGGATACCACCTTGACCACGCGCATCACGGCGACCACCGTATTCCGTCTTGGCCTGCTGGAGAATCTTACCTTCGACCGCTGTTGGGTTTACGACTTCGTTAGGAGCCGCTGCACCAGCGCGGATGTACTCATTGGACTGACGACGGCTATAGGCCGCATAGCGTTTTTCGTTTAGGGAATTTGCCTCATCTGCAAACTCAGCGCCGTAATACTTTACTTCACCGGGTTTTTCGACTTGCGTAACTTTAGGAATCTTCCACTTGTTATCAAGAGAAGTTTTAGGCGCCTTAGCCCAGTCGACAACCTTGGTGTCGTACTCGGTATAGGTAATACCGCGCCCTTCCGCGTTTCTGGTGTCGACCTTCTTAGCCACTAGATGTCCTCCTCGTCCATATCTTTCATATCGACGTAGGTATCTTCATCGTTTTTGTCCGAATACACAACGCCGCCAGACTTGTAAGGTTTAGCCTGTTCCCAGCGACCAGTAGTATCCATCTTCGGATTATCCGAATAAACCGTGTGAGGTTTCCCCTGTCCACATTTCATCATCGTACTCCAACGAGTTTGACTTACCATCATTTATACATGTCAACAAGTATACACGCAAGTCATAAAAGAAAACCCCCTCTGGGGCAAACAGAGGGGGTCGATCACTATGAGGCACATAGTTGGGTTGGATCGTCGAGATGACAACGCCACATTATCAAGTCCAGCCAGCGGCTGCAACCCTTTTAACGTCGCGCTTCTGTAGCATCATAGCACCTTCTCCGGCGGTGCCAACGTGCAACATAAAATATTGTAGCGCTTCGGCAACGTGCGAATGGCTGTTCTTCTCAATCGTCCCGTTCTTAGCGTGGAACCGGTAGCCACCCATCATCGCGGCCTTGAGGCGTGTACACCTCTGGTCAACTATGAAGGCGCTATCCCCGTCAACTTGGCGCATCAGGAAGTCGTCCACCGCAGACAAACGTGCTGACACATTGTTGGTCTTGGCCGGTAGAACGCGGAACCCTTCAGCTTTAATGATGTCCACCGCGCTGCGCTCATCGGTCTGCGCCCGCTGCACACCGGCTGGGTCAACAATAATAAGGATGGGCGCGCCGGAGAACCGCTCGTAAAGTAACGGCTTCAGTATCGTGCGGACGAAACGCTGTATCCCCATGTCGAAGCTGACTGCCTCGTCGTAAATCAGCACCCGCCCGCGTGGGTCTTGTTGCCCTATCACAGCGGCGGGAGTCAAGCCCAAATCCATCCCGACCACGATGGGCCGGATCGAATTAAATATCGGCGTCAAGTTAGGGGCCATGTGGTAGTCAGGCCGGAAGTATTTGTAGACAGGCGTACCCGCTGAACTCAGGCCATACTCGCCGTCGATGTACATCCGAATGTACTCGTCCGACCGGCCCTGCGTGTCGTAGTACCCGTCAGGCAAGTTCTCAATATTCTCAGCAAACGCGCTGCGGCCCGACGGCTGCTTGAATACGTCCCACCCGTTGTCGTTAGGCGACACACCGTCCTTGGGGTCCAGCTTCTCCATCTGGTAGTACCACCAAGTGTCCATGGTCGGCGGGTTGGTATCCCCCCACATCCCGAACCACGTTGGACCGCCGTCTTTGGCAGACGGGAAACGCCCGATACGTTTAGACATCGCGTCCACAATGTCAGGGTGAATGTCTCGACACTCGTTAAACCACGCGAAGGTAAGTTCGAGTGAGTTCAAGTTAGCAACATCGTCCGCGTCGTCCAGCGCACGGAACATAATCTCACACTCGACATCGCCCACCTTAAAGAAGTAGGTCTTGGTCGTGCGCATGTAATCGCCGCACACCCCCGGCGGGAACCAGTCCAAGAATGTCTTGATGGTCGTATCCTGCAACTGGCGCGCCGTCTCACGGACAATAGCCGCCCGCGTTTTACGCACGCCCTGATCGTTTGGCTCCTGCAAGGACGCCCGACGCACAATCTCAAACGAGGATGTCACGGACTTGCCGGAACCTACCGGCCCCATCAGTACGCGCATCTTCGCGTCCGACATCATAAACTTCTCGCCGGTAGGCGGTGGCGTGTAGTTAATATTAAGAGCCATTGTATTCGTCCAACGCAGTTATATCGCCGCAGAACCGGCACCACTTGTAATCCACCACGCCGTCTCCGCAGTGCGGGCAATGCTCAGTGTCCCGCTCGTCTACAACCAAAATCAGGCGGTAGGCGCAGGGTTTGTCTCTCTTAGCCTTAATAATTTTCGTGCGGAACGAAACGCCCGCATGCTCCAACTCGGAGCGAACCTCGTTGTACTCAGGCAGACTATAGAAAACAGCTGTCGGCGACCCCTCGTAAAACTGAGAGAACTTAGCCAATGTCCGCGATAAGTCTGGGTTCGTCTTCTGGCTCGGCGTCAATGTAAGTCGCGTCGTGCTGTTGACCCCCGAGGTTAATTGTAATTTTAACTCCGCCACCTGCGCCCTCCGTCACAACGTCATTCTTAGGCTCAAGCCCGCCCCACTTAACTGTAGATTTAATGAGGTCTGCTTTTACGGCTGGCGAAACATCCGGACTGTGAATCAATGTCCACGAGGTTGTCAGGAGTTCTTCTGCCTGTGCCCTAGCTTTAAGTTTGAACGTCATACCCTTTTCACGGATTTCGTCGCGGTATGACTCCACCTTCTTCAGAAAGACTGGGTCTTTATTGAAGACAATAAGTTCAGACGCAGTGATACCGTGCCGGTTCTTCACCTCGTCTAAGGTCTCACCGCTGCCTTCGAGTAGCAGTGCTAGATCGAAAGCCAGTCGGTCGGACCATTTGGTATGTTTCAACGGTAGTGTGTCCATACTCCCAATGTAGTTGGATCGTTACGCCCATGTCAAGCGGGTGGAGGACAGGCACTCTCCCGTTTGGGTGGCAACTGCGAAGATACGGGCTGGGAGACGCAGCCCTGTACCTGTCCCCCGAACCCACACTATAACAAAAAGCTGGGCTGTCAAAACTTTACACCTTCTATTTTTCGGGTCTTGTTTTATGAGGTTTACTTATATGGGGGCGGGGGGTCGCGCGCGAATCCATGTGCCCCCCTCCCTGCCCCATGCGAGCGACTGCCTGACGGCGCGCGAGCGCACCCGATAGGGCAGGCGAAACGCCCCTGAAATAGGGCATACTTTACATTCATGTCAATTTGAAGCAGTCTGAATTTGTCGACGGAATCACCGCCGACGGGGCGACAGCCCAACGCTCTTTGACAATTTGGGTTTAACTGGAGAAACGATATGTCTCGTATCTTTGAAGGTAATGTGTCGGTGTATCAGAACACCAAAGGTGAAATCGCTCTGAAGCGTGATGCTGAAGGTGCTTGGAACGCTGACAATGCCAGCCAACTCTACGCCAAGTGTTTGGAGTTGTCCAAGAAGCTGAAGAAACCACTTTACAAGTGGAGCTTCTTCAAAGCTGAGGGTGGCACGGATGTTCTCTTGATGGCGGACCGCTTCGGCAATCCACGCATCACGATACTTCCACCACAGTCTGACAAGCCTGCTAAGGCTAAGATGACGAAACTGGCATAACCCCTCGGTCCCCTCGCAAGAGGGGACCACTTCTCAAACTGGAGGAAACTATGAAAGTAGAGAAGCTGAGACGCTACTGCGTCAACTGGGTAGAGTTTGGAACACTCTACTTCCGCTGGTACAAGACTGAAGGCGGCGCTGTAAAGTTCGCTGAAAGCCTACTAGCAGACGGAATCCAAGACGTAGCAGTCTGGAAGAAGTAAACCACAGGGGAGGCGCAAGCCTCCCCGCCTTACACACTGGAGTGAAAACTATGAAAGTACTACATCATATCGGACTGACCACAATCATCATCGGTTTCTTAATCATGATGGGCGCAGCTGGAACATCGGACATCGACCCAACTGTGACACTGTGGGAGCTACTGTTCTACGCGCTAAGTGGAATGGCACTCATGGTACTAGGCGCGCTACTAGCACACAGAACCATGGACTAACTAAGAACTGAGAGGGGCGAAAGCCCCTTTCTTTTTGCCTGTAAAGTTTGTTTCTTTTGTTTGTTAGTGAGTTCCCATACGTCGGGGGGTATCGGCACCATGTCAAATCGCGCGTTACATGCGTCGTGTAAACTTAATATGTAAAGTATCGGGTAATCCAGTGTCTATCTACACTATCTACGGGACTTTACGTCAACTTACGCACGTTTTATATACCATTACTTTACACTTGACAGACAGTAGAGCCAGATAAATCAAGGGTTTACACCATATGTGTATAGTATTACTATCTACACTATCTAGTTTATCTAGTAAAAATCAATACATCACGCTCCAAATTTGATGAACCCAGAAATATTATGAAATCGGCGTAGCACCACATTACCTCGAAAAAACTAGATAGTTTAGATACTTCTCTCTAACCCATTGAAACTGCTCACGATTTTACTATCCAACTTTCTATCCATCTGACAATAACCTTACAGATAACTTGAGACCCTCTTAGATAGTCTTAGATTACTTTACATGCCTCGCTTTCTCTGTGTACGGGGGCAAACTTGACAATCGGGCGGCGGTCGGCGAGTCTGGTGGGGCTTCGGCGGATTCGTTTCACGAATTTCACCAAGCGTTCTCAACCAATCTCATAAGGAGCTATATCATGGCTAAGATTTACGAAGGTAATGTATCTGTATTTCAAAACACTAAGGGCAAGATTGTCATCAAGGCTGACCCTGAAGGTCAGTACAATGGCGAGAATGTCAATGACCTTGTAAAGGTTATGACTGAAGTCGGTCGTGCAAGGAAGGCTGAAGTAAACTTCTTCATCCCTGAAGGTAAACTTGGTGACAAGAACCTTACAGCAATGCTGTTAACTAACCGTTGGGGTCAGCCCTATGTAGCGTTCTTGCCAGAGCGTACTGGTAACACTGCATCTAAAGCTAAGCCTATCAAGTTGGCTTAATCATTCGGGGTACCTTCGGGTACCCCATAACTTTCATGTGGAGGATATGAAGCATGACATACTACAACTTCTCAACTGGTGACGTAGAGATACGTCGTATCACATGTATCTACGAGCGTAATGGTTACGCTGATCGTATCGCTTACCTGTCAAGTCTCGCTGAAGACTTCGGTTTACCTGTTCGGTATGTAACCTCAATCGCCAATGTACTTGGTCCAGATGATGACTTCGATGGTCTCATCTCAATGCTGTCGGAAGTATCCAATGCAGTGATGTGTAACCCTGACATGGAGGATGAGTTGTATGCCAAGTACGGCGAATGAGTGTGTCCGCTGTCACGGCGAGGTAAACCCTCGCCGTTTTTCATTGGGGTATGACACTTGCCTTATCTGTGGTGAGCATGAAGCTCGGCAGGTTAAGCACTGTGTCGCTCCACTTCACAAATCCAATTACATGGTCTTCACCAACAAGGAAGACTTGAAAGGTATCAACAACAAGGGAGGTATTGTCCGATGATGAGGTTGCTTCGATACATTCACTCGTTACCCACTGGCGTAAGGTATGCCATCTGGATGACGTACGGCATGGTTATGGGAGGACTTATGGCATGGCTATTAAGTCTTTAATCATCCGTCTGCTGTCAGCGGTAGGTTACGGCTTGGTGCTTGTAGCCTTCTGTCTGATGTTCGTATTCGCAATCATCAACTTCATGTTGGGTTGCGAGACTTG